GAAAGGGTGGGATTCGAACCCACGGAAGGCTTGCACCTTCGCTAGTTTTCAAGACCATTTTTAGACCACAGCCCCAAAAGGCAGAAATCCCCATTTTCCGCATGTCTACGCAGGTAGACAACATTCACACTATGCTATATTTTACTATATCTTTGTATATCTGTCTAGATGTAGCAGTCAAAAAGTGGTCAAAATAAAACCGCTAACTAAATTTTAGTTAGCGGTGAGGGATTTAGGATCTGCTGTCAAAGCTAATCTCCGCTTCCCATTCATCAATGAGGGGACGCGCGCTGCCTTGACGTTTGCCAACTTCCATCAATTCTATAGCTGCATGCAGATAGCCGATGCGTTCGGATTCAGCCTCAGCGTAAGCTTCACCTTCAGGATTAGCCTTTCTGCGTCCTCTTGCTATCATGCATTTCCTTTGGTAGCCTTTTTTCAAGGTTTCGATTTCACGTTTAGTCATGGTTCTCGCCCCCTAAAAGTATTTCTATTGTTCTTAGCGCTTCCAGCCAAGCATCTTTTCCACCGATGAGCTCGGCAAAATCAGCCTCAGTGAATTTTTCCAGATACGATTTTGTAGCTTTCAAAGCTTCAATTTCGCTGCAATCGTATTCGAGTTGTTCAAAAAAATATTCACCAGCCAGCATTTGAAAAGAATCATTGCAATCATCATTCCATTGTTGCATAACATCAATAATTTTCATGGTTCATAACCACCTTTCATCTTCATTATATGTATATTAACTCTACTTTTTAATTATTGCAAGTCATAAATTTAAATTTTAAATAAAAAATATGCGGTATAGCCATTAAAGACTATACCGCATAAAATCAAGCGATTTGATGTATTGCTACATTGACGCTGGTGACCGTTCCGGCACCACCTGTCAGCTGCAGGCTGAGATTTGCCGCATTACCGACAGCAGCGCAGGATGGACGCACGCGGATCAGTTTGCTGATGGGTAGCGTCACCACACCAGCGGCAGCAGCAGTTTGACTGGCAGCAGCACCCGGTACAGCATCAGCACCATTATAGAGCTGTATGCCGATAGCACCAGCTGCCGTAGCAGTAACAGTCACCGTAGCGTTGATCTCGTACACACCCGGAGCTTTAACGTTGATAATGCCAGTGCCCGCTGCATGGTTCAAACCATTGCAGCAGCCACTAAACTGCACGTCGTTAGCCCCCAGTGCAATAACATTGCCAACATCCAGAGCTTGACTAGCAAGATTATAAGTATTCAGATAAGCCATTACCTATCACCGCCAATCAAGCAGCAGTCAGATATTGGCAGCCAGCGCAACCACGCTGACCTAACAGCTGACGCACTGCCTCGATGATAGTGCCGTTTTGTACCAGCTGGCTATTCTGATAGCGTTGAGCCTGCAGGTCGCGGTCTTTATCCGCAATCTTATCGCGCAGCTCTTGGATTACGTTAGCAGTAATCAGAGCACGAGTAGCTTCACCTTCGCTGTGGATAGCAGTAGTGATTTCACAGGTGTTTTTATAATTTTCGGCTTTAACGCTGTCAATATTGCGATTAGTCTCGCAGCAGCATTGTTGAGCCGCAAAACGGTTCTCCGTAATCTGGTTACCCAGCTGATAGCCAGTATTTGTAACACCAGCAGTGACCGCATCAAAGCCTCGACACATATCACGTTGAAGCTGATTTTGACCTTGCAGGGAATTTGTGTTCATAGCGTAGAAACCATCACAAATTCCGTTTTTAATACCTTCCAAACTACGCATTACATTCTGATTGTTAAATCCTTCCTGTAATTCTGCCTGAGTCAAGGCATTACCACGACGGCCAAAGCCAAAACCGTCGCCGCCGAAAAACGCCAACCAGATGAGATACATAAAAGGATTGTTCATCCAATTATTATTACTATTGGTCAACGCCATTGCTTCGCCGATATCCATAAGATATCCCTCCTTTTATAATAATGCACATCGCGCGTGATGCCTACTTGTACCCAAGCATTCGCAAGCCAGCATTGATATCATTGTCAGAGATTCCCTGCTGCTTAGCTTGGGCTATAAATTGTTGCAGCATTTTATCATTGAGATTTTGCTTGATGACCTGCAGGTCGCCCGCCTGAGGTTGACGCTGCTGCTGATTCTGCCTTTGGTAAATTGGATTCATTTTGCGCTCCTTTCAGCAGAGCGATAAGCTCTGCAAACTCCGCCTTGGTAACGTACTCTACAGGCTGCGGTTTAGGTTTCTCCAAAAACGTGTACGTTGCCACAGATTTCATGCCGATTTTGTCCGTAGTTACGATGTAAAACTCCGCATCAGCAGAGTTCATGTAGATTCTTGACGCATTGGGCGGGAGAGTTAAAGCATTGAGCTGATCGACGCTCTGCACCCATACAATCTCACCAGCTGGAGCCATCTGCTGTGCTGGCTGACCAAAGAGCTGCGGCATAGGCGGCAGGTTCGGTTGATTTGGCATATTTGCAAAATTCATAAGCTCACCTCATTTCTGTCTACATTGTATAGGCAAAAGCGATGTGCAAAAGCGCAATAAAAGGGCATAAAAAAAGCACCCCAGCATTCACTGGGGCGCAGGTTACATGATGACATTGTAGATTTTGTCGTAAGAGCGGGCAAGGATACGTTTTACTGTACTCTCGTCCATATTACAGCGTAATTTGATAGCAACCACGGACAAGCCTCGGGTAAACATTAACTCGATGACTTCCCGCTGCTGCTCCGTAAGCCGTGCTTCTTCCATGGCACGGTCAAGTTCGATTCGTGAGCACATACGCAGCCACGCACGCGCTCGCTTACGAGTGACATCCATACACAAGACCTCCTAAGATATCACTTCCTCCCAATCAATCATCATTTATTGATAGCATAGGCAAGCAGACCAACGGCCGCAACGATAGCGGTATTGCGCTGTGCTTTAATTCTGCGGCGGGTACGAGCTTCCTCTTTGGCGGATGCCTGCAAGGATTTGTTGGCACTCTCCAATAAGCTGCTCTGAGCTTGCAGCTCTATCTGCAGCTTTATTGATTCCGTCTTGAGCTTGCTCAATTCCGCTCTCGACTCGGTCAGCGCTGCTTGTGATTCGCTCAGCGCTTGCCTGGTGCTCTTTGTTTGCTGCAGCAGCAGACTCAACCTGCTGTCGAGTGCTGACATTTCCGCCGCCGTCATCGTGTAGGTTGTAGCCGATGATGCCTCCGATGCAGAGGCAGGCAACAGCAAGCACAATGTAGCTGCAGTAACTGCGAAATATTTTTTCCACATCTTAGCCCTCCCACAGATAATAGCCCGGCACGGAGCCACCAGCACGCATGTCGACGTGCACAAAACCCTGCGATACATAAGTACCAACACCATCAAAAATCTGCTTACAGATGCGGGCCAGCTCGCGTGTAGATACGCCCTCAACATAGATATCTGCAGCAGTACCAGCGACATGCTGAGAGTTAGACACACCGCCTACATTGGCATTGTGTACCGGGCAACGATAGCCGCTGGTGATGTTTATGGGACGACCTAAACGTGCACGCAAGCGTTCCAGACCAGTCAGCAATGCAGAGCTAATACCATAAGTCGGCAACTCTCCGCAATGCTTGCAAGCAAATTCGGACTCAGAAAAATGAGCAGATAACATAGCCATAACAATCAACCTCTTCTCTTTTTGATAACATTAACAAGACCTTGCACTGCCTCAATACCGGCGTCGTTGAGGTTCTCACAAATAGACAGCAGTTCTGTGATGACCAGATAACCTGCCACCAGCGGGACAGCCCATACAGGCTGCTGCAGCGTAATCATGGCCAAATCTACCAGCACAGCGGCAAGCACGCAGAGGATATATACGATGACCTTCCCGACAAAGCGATGCTTCATGACTTCGCTGGAGATAAGGCCTTCTGCGCGAGCTGCCTCAATGCCGCCGATAATCTGCGTCACGGACGGAGTCTGCCCCATGCCCTGCAGACGTTTGTAAGACAGGCTCATCCAGCGGGTAAAGCAGTCCAGAAATACCAGCGCTGAGAAAAGCATGAACAGTACTGCATGCTTGTGCAGCAGGAATGCCAAAATCGCGCCGATAACTGATTTGTAAGTAAAACCATGAGTCAAAGTATGTGCCGCGTTATATACGGCGTAGCGCAAAGCTAAAAAATCCATTTCTCAACCTCCTAATTATTCATTGCTACAGCTTCTACTTCTTCTGCCGTGCTGGCAGATTCAACCTTCGCTTTGGCGGCTCTATACGCTGTGTGCAAAGCATTACTACGCACAGCAACAGCGGCGATAACCATACGCAAATCGTCAGCAGTAACTTTAATATCTTGATTGTCTGCCGTAGTCCAGTCAAGGCTTGCGCCTTCTCCCTGCAAATCGAGCGCAATGATAGCTGCATTGATTCTATCACGTGCCTTGTCGTCATAATCAAAACTATGCCCATTGTATTCGATTGGCTCAACCTCTGCCGTATCACGCTGATATTTCAGCTCTGCAATCTTACGTTGCTTAATAACTTCCAAAGGCTCTTCCTCACGCGTAACAGTAACATTTAATTCTGCCAAGGCTTCCTCGGAGATAGAAAGAGGTATAAAGATACCTTCCTGCCCTAAGGCTTCTGAAAGTAGGTAAATGTTAGAATAGGTTTGGTCTTTATATTTATATTTTGTTTGCATTTTGTTTCTCCTTTACTTAATAATCTTCAACTGTAGGTGTCATCGCATTTATTGCTTTACCCCATGAAAAAGTTACACCATCTGTTGTATAATAACAGTCAAAATGCAATGTATAGGTTTTATTTGGGGTTACACCTACAATAGAATCAATATCTACGTGGTTTATATTTTCAAGCATCTCACATTCTGAAATGCCTTCACCCCAAATTTTATTATTTATTGTATTTTTAATATTTGCAAAAAAACTTGAATAATCTTCAGTACCGTCAGCATAGTCAACTACTGCAACAACTTTGATTCTTTTAATCCCCTTTGGAACAGTAAAAGAAATTGTTTTATTATCTGCTTCCCTATAAGTCCAATGCTTGCTACCATCTTCAACCTTTACTTCACCTTTTCCCATCATCATTCTATTAAGTCCCATTATACGTCACCTCCTAACTTGTTAGCTTGTACAATGCTCGTCAACGTACCTCCACCATCTTTGCTCATCCAAATGTTAAGGAGCAATCCTGCACTTGTAATAGCTACGTCACTTGCGCTACCAACATATTTTAATTTTCCTGCATTGCTTATAGTCAAACTGTAATCTGCATTTGCAGCAAAGTATGCAGTAAACACAGACGATTGACTAGCACTCAATGCCCCAGCCAAAACAGAAAGGTCAAGGGTAAATGCACTTGTCACAGCATAAACCATCGTGGAGGTTATAGGTGTATCGGATGTGCCATTGACAACATAAGTAGTGTACTTCTCTCGGTTGAGCATAAGGTCATGAAAATTCTGCTGTGCCGTCCATGTATTAGCCACAGATGGTTTAGGGATACTAGCAGTAAGAGTATCAATCGCTGTCGTTACTACTTTATTCTGAACGGGATTAATAGAGGTTGAAGATAGTTCCTCATCAATAGTAACTTCATCGCCTTTCGGACCTTGCGGTCCGGGATCACCCTTATCGCCTTTTGCACCTTTGATATTGACTGCGTCAGGATTGGATAGTCCCGCTTTGTTTGTCCATGTCAAAGTTCCGTCAGCATCAACGGTAGGAACAAAAACATTAACGTTTTCGCTAAGGTCTTTTGTAGTATCCATATAAGCCTTTGCGTTACTTTCACTCTTTGCGGCAGCGGTGGCTTGGTTTGTCGCCGTTGTTGCAAACGTACCAGCCTGCGTAGCACTTCCGGCAGCGGCAGTCGCACTATCTGCTGCCTTGCCAGCCTGCGTGCTTGCGGTTGATGCAGAGGACGCAGCAGATGTGGCACTGTTTTTAGCAGCAGTCTCTGATGCTTTAGCATTCGTCTCGCTAGTTTTTGCAGCGTTCTCACTTGCTTTAGCATTCGCAGCAGACGTTGCAGCGGCAGATTGAGATGCAGCAGCTTTTGATGCACTGCCACTGGCAGCTGCCGCCTGTGCTGTAGCAGTAGATTCTGCCAATTCAGAGCGACTCATGATAGTCTCGGCAGTGTCTTGATCCCAAATCACAGTGCTCTCACTGTACGTTGAGCCGCCAACCTTGCCCTGAACCAATTTAACTTTTTTATTGGCCTTTAAAACAGTGACGATTTCGCCTTCATTTAATTGAGGATTATAAGCGTTCCACACATCCTCGCTCGCCAGGCTAAACTGTATTCTTGCATTACTCATTTACTTCACCTCACGCAGTACGCACCCAAAAATATAAACACAGATAAGACGGCTCAAAAGTTACTTTTTCTCCATTGCCGGTAGATTGGATGGATATTTGATGCGAGTGATTTCCAGCCTCTTCAGTTGCGCCCCAGCGGCGCTCATGAGCTTGAGATCCTGCACCACCACTACCGCCGTGTGTTTGCCAATTGCTAACATAAATGTCATGCTTATGATTACCAGCACCATAAATTGTAGCTTCATGGCTATGTGCAGGCAGTTGTTTCTGCGTAAGCACAAAGCCATCGCTACCACCCAGAGCACCGCCAGCATAACCATCACCAGCAGAGCGGATATATCGACCGCTCTGCAGAAGCTGCCACGTGCCACCAATCTGCGTACCGGGATTGATGTTATCTTTTGTGATGACCACAGAGCCAACAAAGCTCATCGCGTTCAGATAATCAATATTCAGAGCAACATTTCCCTTACTGTCGGGAGTTTTGCCCTCAACGCTATAGACAAAATTTTTCTGGATATTGCCATTTTTATCAGGCTTCTCCCCGTTCAGCGACAGCACCAACGATTTTTTCAGTGACGTTACAAGCGCAGCGTAATCGCTGTCCAAAGCGTCCTGTCCCTGCTCCACGAGCACCTGCGCCAGCGCAGCAGCCATAATCGTGGCCTGCTTGTATAATTTGTTATGCAGCGCCGCCGAAGCAAGACCGGGCACAACGCCGTTAATGCGCTGTGTATCCGTAGCATACTCTGCGTCGCTCACAACATTCAGCGCTGCCACGGCTTCAGCAAAAACCTTAAAATTACTACTAGCCATTTATCAATTCCCCTTTTCTGCTTCCGCCCAATGGCTCTCATAGCCACTGTAACGCATAGTATTATAATCATAGCTAAACAAAGGCAAGCCGTCAGTCGATACAAACGTCAGCACATTGATACGCACGCCTTCCGGCTTTGGGATAACATAAGCATGGATGATGAGTTCTTCCTCAAGTTGCGTGTAGTCACCCTGCAGCACAATGTTGTAGCTCATATCCTGCAAGTCCTCAATGGACAGTTTTTTATTAGCGCCCATGACAGCGTCCCACAAATCGTACAGCTCACCGATGGTGCCTTTCCAGGTATTCTGGATAATGCGGGCCTTAATCATCAACCTGAAAACTTCGTCGTCCAGCAGATTGCCCTCGCCCATTTCCGCTGGCGGATAACCTGTGAGCATAGGCGTGCTCGCCAATTTGTCAGGCGTAGGCGTATAAATTATCGGATAAACCTCACCGCTTGCCATTTCTGCCGGCGATGGACAAATAACCTCACCAATGGCAGCAGCAGACGGCTCGAATTTCAGTTGACGGCTTACGCCAACAATCTGCCCTAAAATATCCAGCTGCGCTGTACTAGCATTGTCCACCTCAAACGCCACAATCATATTATTTATGCTGTCGTCAATTTCCAGACCATAGCTAAGCAGCTTCTGTACCATCGCCGTAAAGCGTGGGCTGTGGCGATATTCGCTCGTAACCAGGCGCTTATAATAATCAAGATTCTGCATCATTCCAGCGTCACCTCAATGTTCGCATACGCAGGATTCGGAATTTCCTTAAAGCCGATATCAATGTCCTGCGCTGCCATAGACGATTTGCTAAGCCCCAGCTTCAGTTCTTTGATGCCAAAGATAGGCTTGGTGAGTGAGGGATTACAATCAGTAATGATGTTGCTCAGCACCGACGCAGACACGTCACTGTCAATCGTCAACGCGGCCAGATAATTATAAACAGCTTCACGGACTTTGACAGTCATAGTGGATATATAGCCTGTATATTTTTTGATTACGACCTTAACAAAAATATCTTTGTAGACAGGGCGGAAAAATCGCACACGATTTATATAATCGTTCTGATCCGTATATTCTACAACTACATCACCATTGGTATAACACCCTATACCCTTGTGTAAAAAAATTGCTTCCGCCACATCCTCATCCGTCCCTCCCTCGACCACACAGGTCACGGAGTGAGCTGGCAGTCCATACGGATTATCATCCGTTACAGAGCTAACGTTGGTATCGTTCTCGTACACAGCGTAGCGGGAAACATTTTTTAGAGCAGCAATCGCGCCCTTCGTTCCGTCCAGCATAGTCTGCGACGGATTCGCAGTGCTGATAGTCTGGCGTTCACGCAGCTGCGCATCGGTCTCCTGCGCATTACCCAGCACAGCAGCAACTTCATTCGTTACAGACACCCAGCCGTAAGTCGGCGTTTCAATCTGGCTAATATCGCCAGCCAAAGCGCTCACAGCTCCGGCCGTGCGGCAGGTCGCAACAGTGTAAGTCGTTCCGCTAGAGTCAATAACCACGCTAGATGGCAAATCCCACGTCAGGCCAGCGCGGTCACGCACAGCACCGTTAACGATTTGTGTAAATGGCGTGCCGGTGATTTTTACCTGACACGTGCTCTGACTGGCAGCCTTACGCTTAATACCGTTCAGCTTTACCACGCTGTCAAGTGACGTGCCGATAGCAGTCTCAGGAGAGCGTGCGTTGTAGGCATACGCCATAGCCTGCAGCGTATCGCTTTGCTTGAGAGCAAAAATGGACAGCAGCTGGTAATCAGGCGAGCTGTTGTCCAGATAGATATCATCGCCGTAGATTTGCTTCATTGCAGCAATCATATCTTCTAAAATATCGTTGTAGGTAGGGATATGCAGTCCCGTACTATCAACATAAGGCTTAAAATACGTCACATCTGCACCTCCTCACTACTAATAGTCAATGAGCCATAGATAGTCTCTACGGTCGCCGTAAATTTGTAATGTCTTCGTTCATAGCTTGATTCAAAAGACGTGACAGATTGCACGCCTTCCGTACCACTTATACGGTCACGGATAATAATGTCAACGGCCTGCCTGTTTTCATCACTGCCGGACGTGCCTAAGATTTGCTCCCACAACGGCAGCCCATCTTTCAGGTCTTCCCACCACTCAGAGTAAAGCAAAAGCAGGCGCTGCTTTATCGCCTGCCCGACAGCTTCGATGCCGCTGATGTAGTTTTGAGAACCACGACCAAAGCAGTAATCCCAATTATCGTCTAAACGTCTAACCTGCATATCAGCCTCCAATAAACACATTACTGCTGCCTTCGGCCACAGTACCGCCACAGCTCACGGGATCACCAATGCGCCCTGCAGCCTTTCCGTTGATAAACACAGATGCTGAGCCGCTGGCAATCGTGCCACTATGCGATGGGTGATTGATGCAGCCGTGAGGTGCATAGCTGTCGCCTACACGCCCTGCAGCGCGGCCGTTAATATATACGTTAGGGCTGGCCGATACGAGCTCTGTAGGCGAGCAAGCATCATGACCGGTATCCAAATCGCCTAAGCGCGTTGCATTACTCATTGATGTTCACCCGCCCTGCTTTAATGTTTACCGTACCACCTACAATATTAATCGTGTCTCCGGCAAGCTCTACGTAAGCACTGCCCGCATCATTGCGTAGCTGAGCAGAGCCTGTGCTGTAGCCGGGGATTACTCTAGGCTGCGACCACACGCCGATAATAGCAAAGCCATCAGACAGGTCATGCCTGCGACACTCTACTTGGTTCTGCACGCCGCCGCTCTGCCACCAGCCATCCATGCACATATCGCCAAAGACCACCAAACACTCATCACCTGCCTGTATCGGCAGCGTCAGCGCATAACCTCCGGCGCGTGGCACGACAATAGGCACGTCGACCAGCAAAGGAATATCTATCCATGATTCATCACCGTCTGCAAGCATTTTTTCTCGCAATGCTGGCTGCACAGTAACAGTCTGAGCGGCCGCGTCAAAGCTTTGGATAATGCCAGGCATGCACACGCGCGTCTTGATTGCAGCGGCACGAGCGTCAAGTTCGCCCTGACGTTCGACGTTCGGCGTACGCAAATTTAAATCAATCATAAAATCACACTCCGTTCGGATTCTGCGCATTGTTGGCCATGAGAGCAGGCAGTACGCCCTTACCATAGCGAGAAACAGCCGTACAGGACGTATACCAATCATTACCCATCGTATCACCAGTATGCGTCAGCTCGATTACCTGATAGATCCACTCTTCATCAAGCGGCATCTGCGCCTGACCTGGAGTAACCTGCGCTTCCGCAATCTCACTATTTTTAAGCTGCACCAAGGACCACATATGCACAGCGGGATTCAGCAGCAATTTAAAATTAGCGCCATACTGCGTCTGCGTCGGCATACCGACAAGACCGGTCGTAGGCGTTTGCACGATAGCTTCATCCTTGGCAGCGTCGGCAAGCTTTATCATGTTCAGCTTGCCATCGTTCACCCAATAGCTCGCACCGTTACCGCGGGCAATATCAGAAATATAGTCTTTTGGCTCGCCAAAAATAACCTTACCCCGCGGCAGCTTTTGACCGGACAGGCCCTGAGTAATACTATTCGTAGGTATTTTGGTTTTTGACTTTTCACAGACCGCATCCAAAATCTGACGTTGGTTTACGCCCTTGTTTAAAGTTTTGGCAATAAAATTTTTAGCAAGCACATTAGCTCCGTCCACGCATAGGAGCGACAGCACGTAGTCCGTATTATTCTCCTTGCGCCGGGACGGATAAATAATTTTACCGTCAAAGATAACTCCGTACTGTTTCTCTTGGGTATTACCTTCGGAGTCTTTGATTTCTTGTATCGTCCCATCTGCAGATGTAGTCAGATAGCCTTCATAACCGGCTTCAATGATGATACGGTCGCCTTCCTTAAGGATTTTCTGCTCTGTTGCAGCAGTAAGATTGTAAATCTCCACAGTTGAGTAATTGTTTATTTCCCGAGATTTTTTGACCGTAAACTTCACATGCAGGTCAGACACGTTCAAGGCCTCTTTGTCCTGAGCATCAACTACGAGGATTTTCCACTTTCTCATCCACAGATAACTACTCATGAGCCATCACCCCACAAAAGTACCCAAGCTGAGCCTAATGTCTCATTATCAGGCTGCTCCTGCGTGGTAGGCCCAACAGCCACGATTTGAGCGCTGCCAATATTCAGGTAATCGTACTGACCTAACAAATCAATGCCAGGAACGAGCGGCATGCCTGTAATCAACTCTTCGCCTGTGCTATTGTCGCAAACATCAGCCACCCACAACTCGTACAAATCATAATAGCGCAGCTTCAGCAGGATGTTGATGTTACGCTCGCCATCCAGTGTCAGCTTAAAAGTCTTCTTGTCAAAAGGCGTGGTAGTTAATGGTATTTCATAATAGCTCATCCCCACTTCACCTCCAGACCAGAGCCTTTTTCTGCTTTGCGCAAAATCGTACTATTGTCGCCTTTAGGCTGCACTTCCTGCGCTTTCTTTTGAGCACCAGATGTCCATGCCCGCGCCGAAACCTTTTCGGTGCCAACATTTACCACCAACACCTGCACAAGATTCACCGTAGCTTTGAGAGCACAGAGCGTCGACACATCATCGCTCACATCAATGCTCTCAATAAGCATATGCTGGTACGTGTTAAGACGCGTAACAACCTGCATGGGTATACGCAATTCCTGCAGCTTGCATAGTAAGCGATAGGCCTGTACAGATTTCGTGCCGCCATCACCACCATAATTAGCACCAACACGATAAGCCATGGCATCAGATACGCCAATCTGCATCGTCATACGGATAGGATTTACAAAAGCATGGTCGCTGATATTTGCGCCAGTCTGCACAGGATGCTGGGTAACCGTCAGGCTATGCTCAGTATCAACGCTAAAAACAGCATCAAAAAAATAGCCACCAATGTTCGTTTTAACCATAAGCACCTGTTGTGCTCCTAGGCCACTACCCCAAACAGATGGACTATAACCATCATTAGTTTTAAATGACTTATTCCCGGTCAGTTTGGCAACCAGATTAGCAGCGCCCCAGATACCATTCAAAGTGTTCATTGTACCCATTAAGCTCATACAAACACCGTCCCTCCGTTATGCGCTGCCAGACGCTGGGCAAAATCTTCCATTGTTCCTTCTACAGCCTTAGCCACACCTTGCGGATCACTGACATTGCCACAGTTAACCACAATGCCGCCAACATTTACAACTCCACCGTTATAATTTGCCGTACTGTTCGCCATTGGCATAAGACCGGCAGAGCCGCCTGCAGCAAAACCTGCAGCATAGCTCGTAGGAGCAACAAGGCTGTCATACCCGCCTCCACCGCCACCGTGATAATCATCCGCTTGTTTGTTGCCAGACTGCATAGCTTCATAGGCAGCACGAGCATTAGCTTGACGTTGAGCATAATTAGCAGATGCAGGATCAGGGATTTCATATTCATCCGTCATAATTTGAGCGGCTATCTCCGGCAATTCAGCGCTTTGCATTTTAGCGTAAGTATCAGCGTAGGACGTGCGCATTTCTTCTGCCAAAAATTCAATCTGCGTGTCAAGGTCAGTCCACTTTTTACCACGCGCAGCAGCAAAACGCTTAAGAGCATCTAAGCGTTCATTGTGCCATTGAGCCAAACCACCGGATGTGCCATTATCACCGATAGCATCCGTGCGCAAGCCAGATTCCTGGACAAGGTTTCCTACAACGCCAGCGGCGGCAGAAGCAGTAAAGCCCATCGACATAAGCTTTTGCTGGATATATTTAGACCGCTCGCCTGTTGCATTTTCATCAGCGGCCGCATTAATGAATTCCTCACGCGCTCCCTTAAAATCGCCCTGCATAGCCTTACCCAAAGCACGCATAAGATGTCCCATACTATTTGTCAATGTGAGCACCTTATCTACAACCTTACCAACGGCTGTCAGGAAGAAGTCCCAGAATTTCTTCACAACAGGATACTTTTTGCCAAAAATACTCTCAACAATCGTCGCCAGACCTTCGGCAATTTCAGCAACGCCCTTAGCAATATTAGCTACGGTTTCCTTAAGCTTCTCTTCCGTAAAGACTTTTTCAAACAGCTCCGTAAGCTTTTCAAGGATAAACGCAATGCCATCACCAAGCTTTGTGATTATGCGATGCAAAGGATTGTTCTCATCAGTAAGCCATTTCCAGAGCGGCTTTAAGGTATTGCTGCTCTCGCGTCCCTCAAGATAACCAAAGAAGTCCTCCAGCATGATGAGTGCAGTGCCGATGGCCATCATCATCAGGCCAAACGGCCCTGCCATGATGGCAGCACCGACAACGGCAAACACAGCTACTAAAGCCTTTGTTTTACTTGGCAGCGCGTCAATAAAATTATAAATGCCTTCAAATACCCATTTGAGAGCCTTAACCAGCGACATTGCTACACGCACAACACTCGCCAGCACGCTGGCTACCTTACGTGCCAGCGCAGGCAAGTTCTTGCCGAATTTATCATTCAGCCAGCGGATAAATTCCTGAAACTCTTTGATGTAGGGCTGCAGCTCTTTGATAAGGTAATAGACCACCCATTCCTTAAACATCTTTAGCTTAAGCTGCAGGCTTTGCACGTCATAACCAATCTCACGGATCCAGGCTAACTGTCCGTCGGCATCTGCAGGCGTGGACAGCTCTGCCATCTCCTGACGCAGACGGAAAAACTGCTCACGCAGCTCCGGCACCCACGCCACATCCTCCTGCGAAGCGCCCATGGTCTTCAGGACCACACTCAAGGTTTTAGCTGTGTCTTTTGTCACCCACATTGATTGCGCCAGCTTTTGGTATTCCAAATCGGCGCTGGCCACAGCCTTAATGTTATCAATGACAGCTTCCGTAACTTTTGCCAGCCCCGCAAAGATAGCGCCATATTTAAGGATAGAGCCTAATTTCCCGAGCATACCGGATAGATTATTGATAGCTTTCGCAGCACCGGCAAAGGCATCCTTGTCGACTTCCGCGCCAATGCGCACAAGATATTCTTCTAAGATATTGCTCATCAGCCTACTCCTTTCTCATGGCTTCCTGCATCCGCCGTGCGTTTTCTGCCTTGACCGCCAACAGTTCGTGAGCGTCCAGCAAATCATCAAAATCATATGTGCCATCACTCAGCTCGTGCTGCCGCCAAAGCCCTGCAGCTACAGGAGCAAAGGCGAAAGCATCAAGCGTCGGATAACTCATCGGCTCGTAGGTTTGCCCGTCAATTCTGCCGGGAGATTCAACCCGGCTGCGGCGAAAAAACCTCCGACGTTAAAAATCAGCGCATGAACAGTCAGTTGGATAACGCTGGCAGCATCATACGCCAGAGCATCATCAACAAAATCTCCCTTAGCCGTCAAGACAGGTTCCGGCAACTGCTGGCCATTACCGTTATCAATCAAACGATTAACAGTGCGCAGCAGCAGGGATTGCAGCTCATCAAAATCCTTACGTGGCATACCCATGAGAGCAGCAGCCATCTCGGCTGCTTTACCGCCTGAGGGAGCCAGCACGCCCGCAACCTTAAAAGCAACATAGCTGCCTGTGCGTGCGTCCATCTTGGTGAGCTGATAGGATTTACCAGCCACCTCCACAACTTGTGTTTTTTGTTTAAGCATGATTCAGACCTCCATCAAATCGGAAGATTAGTAACCTCGGCACACATCAGCGTCCAAGATACACGCTGGCCTTGGCTCTGGTACGGAGTATCCGGCTCTTTTTGGGGAGAAATACCGGAAATAATATGGCGGGTACCTGTAGCGGTATTACGCAGAGTCATGCTGGTGCTTGCCCATTCGCTCGTAGGCAGCTGCCACAAAGCGTTAAACCAAGCACTCAACCATTTATGGATAGCAGAGGTCTGTTGACATTCAATGGTTACGGTGCCATTATTGCCCGCAATCTTAGATACCATTACAGAGCCATCTGCAGCAATATCATGAGCAGTGCGGTCGGTGGCCTTGGATACTGTCACAGAGCCTACACCAGCACCATCAAAGAGATACGAGCCAAACGTAGGATGGTTGATAGAGCCTGCCAAATCAGCAAAACTGTAAGTAGTTAATTCCATTCAGATAGCCTCCTTAGCGGTTAACATTAACCTGGATGGTAACAAATTCGATTGCACCAGCCAGCTTGCAGCAGACATAAATCGGTGGAGCCTTGCGTTTGTCACGGTCAGCCTGAGACTGCTCGTCAAGAGGCTCGCTCTGCACCAGATAGCCATCAGGCAGGTAATCACCTGTCTGCAGATTCAAGCACTCGGCACCGTTCCATTTGCCCGGAGCGATAAAGCCCAACTTCACATATTTACGGCAAGCATCATTGATAACATTAATAATGCTTGTAACACCAGCTTCAGTCTGCGGCAATTTGCGGCGCTGGTAAAGCAGGTCCATGACATTAAGCGTAATATCGTTTTTGAGCATATCAAGATACAGTAGCTCATCAAAGCTCGTACCATCAGCCATATATCCCTGCTGCAGAATATCATATTCCTCACCACGGTTAATGTATACATTACCATTATGGCCTGTAGATTCAGCATTGCCACACACATGAGTTACCTGAGATTCAGACAAATCATCAGCCGTTACACCTGGCAGAGTTTTATACGCCAAGGTAAATGAGTCACCAGCAAGGCCACGGTTAGCACCCATCGCATAACCCATGGTAGCAACCACAGCGTCCGGAGTATCATCTTGGCCGCAGTATTGGCCCAAGCTGCGCTGATAGTTTTTGTCCTGCAGAGCCTTAAAAATGCTCTTTGCATCACCAGATTCGTCAAGTACGCTTTTATCAGCAGTGGTATACATGTAAGTGCTATCAGGAACAGCACTCTCGCACCAAGCTGCACAGTCTTTAATATCAACATCTTCTGCGCCCAAATAACTAAACGGATACCACTGAGAGTTAGCAGCACGGCAAGCCTCCAGCGTAGCAGTTAGATTCGTATCTTCCGTCAGCTTTACGCCCACTGCCAATTTCCGCGGGCTCGTGATAGCTGCAAAATACAACAAAGCAGCCTTATATTCTGCAGACGTTTCTACAAAACCGTCAGTCAGCATCTGAGATGCACTGGTATAAATACGCACCCTTTCATTCGCCGGGATAACCTCAGACTTGCCAATAATCAAGCCAAGGTTAAAACCCTTGCGAGCAGCAGCCTTAGCAGACAGGTTGATAACCACGTCGACAATCGGAGATAAGTCCAATTTATAAGCCAACAAAATCACCCTTTCTTAATAATAATTTCACCTGGCTCAAGGATAACATCGCTCGTCCCAGGCTCGTTTGCTTTAATCGTAACGTTGACTTCTTCAATCGCTTTCACGATAGATTCAACGCTAATCAGCACATTAAAATATAAAGTTAAATCGGCACGCTTCCACCACCGTCCCTGGAATAATTCAGGCGCATATTGGATGGAATCCTTGCCGGGAATAATATAGATTTTTTGTTTTTTGAGCTTCGGCCGGCCACGCAGCAGTTCAATGCGTAGCTTAAGCAGCGATTCATAGCAGGCAGGCCCATAAGCATTCAGGCGTAGCTGCACGGTACGTGTGCTTGCACTCTCACGCAAAAAATCACGTCCTTCAGACTGCCAACGCTCATCAATCGGCTGCATGATGTCCTCGGCCGCCTCGGTACACTGCATAAAGACCACGTTGTCTGTAAGCTTCCAGTCGGGGCCTCCGTCCGTTGGCCAGGAGCGGCGTACAGGCGGCGGTATTGTCTTAGCATCATGCCCGAGGATGTCCATCAGCTCTGCCCACATTAAAGATTCAAATTCAGCAATATTTTTAACCAACTCCATCACCGTCCAATCGCGTCCCGATAGAGCGGTAAAATCCATAATCAATATCAGGCGTAACAGTGAGGATTTTGTAGCGTGCTCCGCGCCATTCAAGCTCATCGCTGATAGCTTCACCATTGGTCGCGTGCAGCTCCACATTCGTCAAAAATTTCATTGCCCCGGTGACGCGGTCACCTTCAGGCAATAACTGCAAATCTTTAGGCTGGGCAACGGTGACAATCGCCGCCACCTGCAGCACAATAGGATTGTCTGCATCCCGACCATAAGCTCCATCGTGCCAGCTCGCAGCGTAGCGTTTGACAGTAATGCGCTGGCAGCCTAAACGCTTGCTGCGCACCACTCTGCCAACATTAACCACGTCAATCACTCCTTACCACATAAACAATAGCCTTACGCAAGGCACCGGTATCAATAAGCGGATTGGTTTTGCCGCCCTTGCCTTTGGTCTTTTTATCTATGGTTTTCGGAGAGTTAGGCGGCCAGCCGTTTTCCGCGTCCATAAACCATTTGCGGCAGATGTTCTGCGCCAGCAGGCCCGTGCGTTTGATAAAAGCATCAGCCCTCGCTCCATCGCCAGTCATAGCAGCCTTTACAGCCTTAGCGTATTCTTCTGCAATCTCACGGTGGTGCTTGGCGATGGCCGGTTCAATCACAGGACGCGGTGGAGCGTGCCAGAGCGGTGAACCGTGTGTCTGAACATATAGCTGATAAGCCAGGCTGTACTCCATGCCCTGATCCATATAGCCCTGCATTTCCTCACGCATGGACTTACGCCGGATGCCATGAGTATGGATGTACAGCAGGCTCGCATTATTTATAGGCTCATCGCCACGAGATGTTTTCTCCTGCGGGATACCCACATAGAGCTTCTTGATGCTCAAAGCTTGCACTCTGTCCATAAGCCCCTGCAGGCCGCCGTTGGCCGTTCTGTGCGATGTATTTATGCTTACCATACATACATGCCTCCCTTACCAGCAAAGCGCGCCAGAGTGGCAAACTGCACGCCAAACGCGGTCAACCGGAACGCCGCCCAACCAGCAAGGTCCTGTGAAAGTGCGGACGTATCCATGGAATAAGACACGCCATCAGCAGACTCACTCGTAACCACACCAGCGGCCTGAGCTGCGGCAAGGACATCTGCAGCAGGTGCACCCGGGTCTGCAGCAGACTGCATGTAAAGGGTGCACATATGGGCGATGAATAGTCCGATGGCCATCCTCCACATCTTGCCATAGCGCTGCTCGCTTACACACGCCTGACCAAGCTCTACAAAGCTGTCCAGCACTATTTCCGGCAGCGGCTCAGCAAACTGTGGATAGAATGCCAGGAAGTCCTCCTTGGTGTAGGAAGGATTCTCCTGCGTTTTGATATTGCTCGCCTGCGCAATCAACGGATGGTACATAATGCACCTCCTTATTCGCTTTTATCCTCCGCTTTGCTTTGCTTGGCTTTGGCAACAGCTTCTGCCTCAGCCTTCGGAGTTTTACCATTGACCGGCACAAGGTCGCCAGATTCAACAGCCAGCGCATACAGCGGATCAGTTGCAATCCAATCGGGAGCATCCTCAATTTCCATGCCGCCCTTAGTCAGGAAGCGTTCCGCATCAATGCGTTCAGTACCGTCCTGCTTCACAAAGCCAAAGCGTTTTTTAGTTAAAATAACCATTGATTGTCCTCCTCAAATAAAAAAGCCAGACGATAAACGCCTGGCTAGAATATTGCCTAATCAGATACCGATGTGGTATGCGACAGGTTGGTAATACATGAATTTAACCTGGCCGATTTGCGCTGCAAACAAAGTCAGGATGGCGGCACGCTCAACAGACGGTTGAGTATACGCGCGGGTGATAGGCACAGTCAAATCAAAGTTAACCATATCCTCATCGTTGACGTAAACCATCATAAGGTCTTTTTGACCGGTGCCAGCCTTGATGCACCAACGGCAAGGCTCAATGGTGATAGAGCCGCCCTGCTCTTTAGCAATATTGTTCTGCATCAGATACTCCATGATGGAGATGTTGCCAGCGTCGGAAACCTTCTGCATGGTGATGTAAGCATACTGCTTCGGCGGAATCAGAATATGATTCGGCATGCCTTTCATGTCGTACTCGGATGCAGCCCATGCATCCACCAGCGCATTGTTGATGTCATGCAGGATCTCATCCGCGGTTTTAGTGTTCCATGCTGGAGTGCCATTTGCACCATTACCCACAGTGTAGGTAACAACATTCGGGTCATTCAGCAAGCCAGTAGTACCTGCCTCCTTGAAGCCATTGTAGACATTGAGGTCAAGAGTTTTGTTGTAGTTGAGTTTAACGCCCTTATCCAGCAAATCTTCCAGATTACGGCCAATCTGCTTCATCTTCGCCTGGTCAATAAACGGTACCTGCATAGCGTGCATCCAGGTGGATACCTTGAACATGTTCTTGCTGGTGTTGACCTGCATTACAGGGATAGTAGTAGCACCGGGAGCAGTGATACTGTTAGCGTTTGCACCGGAAGTAGCATAGTCAACATCAAAAGTAGAAGTAAACTCTACCCAGCCGCCGCCGGTCTTGGCGACAATATCACGCTGCCAGGTTACGCTGGTCAGCGGCTCGCGCAGCTTAGGATCAACCTTTTCAAGTTCGCCTGTAATATACGCCATGCCAGAGCTGGCAGCAGCATCCCATGCGGAGCCGCGGAATCTTTTACGACCACCATTCTGCATGGCAAAATTACCCAGATTACGCATACCAGCGTCCGGGCTATAAAAGCCAAATTTTCCAGTTGCCATATTATTTATACCTCCTTATATTACGCAGAAGCACGAGTCAGCAGAGTAACCTCGCAGACACGATTCGCATCCATTGCGCCGCTAGTCCAGCGCATATTCGGAATTTCAATGGTGTTAGTGCTGTCAGCTGCAGCTTCAAACCCACCAACTACACCATTAGCAATAGAAGTATTAGCTTTAACGCGCACGTAAACTTTACCGTTAGCTTTCGGAGTGCCAACATTACATACAACAGTAGCAGCACCACGCTCCAGCACAGACATATACTGACCGGGCTGATACTCGGTTTTATTTTGCTCTGCATAAGACACTGCCTGCTTAACAACACGCAGTGCAATGCCAGCGACATTAGCAGCGGTAGTTGCAGCGCCAACAGCTTCGTAAGTGTTGTCATCTTTAATGCAGACGGCAGCACCAAATGGGATAGCTTCGCTTTCCTCGTTTAACAGACGGCTGGCCACGATATCGTCCGGGGTGCGGGCGTAGTTACCGGGGTAGCCAAAATTCATAGAGATACCAATTGCTTTACCACTCATATTGTTTTGCCTCCTTAACGATTTTTATAATGGGGATTATATTTTTTTGCAATTTCACGTCCCAGAGCGTAATCATCAGGCTTGCTGTCTTGTGCAGCGGAACGGCGACGCATCTGCATCAGCTTGCCATATTGAGCATCCTGCTGCATAGAGCCTTTGATGAGGATAGCCAGAGAGTCAGCCGCACGTTTGCGCTGTGCCTCATTGGGGATGGCTGCAACAGCAGGCTTCAAGTTTTTAATTAAAGCCATAGCTGCGTCACGCGCCTCCTTGGCGTCGGGAGCACATTCGCCCTCAATATCTTCTTCCAGCGCTGCATCCTGCGCATTGATATCTTCCGGCGGCTCGATTACATCGTCCTCGTCACCGGCAGGAGCTGGTTCAGCAGCGGGTGCTTTGTTTTGGAGCTCTTCCTCCAGCGCGTCCAGAGCATCCTTTTTAGGTTCAGTAGCAGTCTGCGCAGGATTCAGCTTAGAGCTGATAGCTTCCAGCGCGTCCTCAATTTTCTTGAAACGCGCCTCAGTAGCCTCATCCATTGCTGCAGGTTTATTTTCAGGCTGCGGCACAGCAGCAGGTGCAGGTGTTGCAGGAGCTGCTGGAGCTGCAGGAGCAGGAGCAGCAGCGGGTGCAGGCTGAGGACGTGGCTCAGCATCAGAATTACCTGCAAGTTTTGCAGCAGCCTCCATGTCCTCCGGTGTAGTAGATTCGTCGCGAGCCAGCGCTCGCAGGATACGTCCAATCAAAGATTTAGACATTTTTTTACCTCCTTTTTCATCGTCGGCAGTGTCACGGATAGCAACCTTGTGCCCCGCCCTGCCTCTATCAACAACTGCTACATGGTTACCGCGGATTTCCAGCTGGTCATAGCTGGAGTCACTCGTCGGATTCCACAAGCAGTCATAACCGCAAGATATCTCGCGTTTGCCGGCCTCAATCTTATTGATAAGGTCAGCGTCATAAATAACTAAATCAGCAACCAGGCAATTACTTAAATCGCCATCGCCTCGACGCACATCACGGCACACGCCTTTCATGTACCGCCCATAATTATCAGGGGTTACATCTTCCTCCGGATGCTCATCGCATACAGGCTTGCCTTCAAAGCTTGCCACGGCAGCACGGTCAAAGACCTCAGCTTCAGGACGCTGGACATTGTAAATGCCGTCAGCGACCGGACCGCCGAACTCGCAGCCTCGATACTGCTGCGTACCGGTACGAGCAATAGGAACGTCCTTACAGATCAAGAAGCCCTCCGGCGTTTTGAGGATGTGGTCGGAGATTCGTGAGCCAAAATATGCCTTGCTCATAGCTCACCTCCAGGTAATAATTTCTTAAATTGTTTTATGCCCATGCGCTCGATTTTGCCGTTGCGGTACACCTTTGCAGGCCACGCCACCTGGTCAAACCTGATAAGCGGTTCAGGATAGCAGCGGCAATTGTAAATGTTTCCCGCATGGTAATTCCCCTGCGACTTCTCATGGTTAAGCAGCTCCGGCGCCGGTGCATCGCTCCAAGGGATAATCACACCATCCATATGCGCGTGAGCAGAACGCACACGAGCGTCCTCACTCGTCCGCCAGACGTACCAATCAAGCCCTGCATCAGCAGCACGCACCTGCGTCAGAGCCGTGCTGGCTTTAGACGTTTCCGTGCGGGCGATGAGCCTTGCATGAGCTTCGGTCATGTGCGGGTACTCTTTGAGGATATCGTCTATCATCGCCTCCGGTCGCAAGCCTTGCTCATAACCTTTAGCAACCTTATGAGCCACCCTATCAGCCAGCGTGAGCGGCATAGAGCGGATTAATTCAGCGTTACGACTGATTATACCCTCGTACACTTTCGCGACGCGTGGTGAGGCAAGCTCGCGCTGTAGGGCGGCGCGAATGATTCGTCCCTTACTGCCCTCAGCTGCTGCAGCACGCCACGTCTTATGCCCATTGCGGAACAGATGCGTGGCCATCGAGCGTGCGATTTGGTCGCAGGCACGAATAAAAGTCGGCGAACGAGCCAGCCGACGCATTACGTCAGCAATAAAAAAAGGACTGGCAACGTGAGATAACTCACGCTTCAGTCCTTGCATTAGGCGGTCAATGGCGCTGGCATAAGAGCGCTCAATGACTCGCGGCATTTTAAATTTTTTCATTTACTAAAACCCATTGTAACCTCATAAGCAGCTTGTATTCTTTGTTGCTGCTTTTCAATATTTGCTTCCCATTCCTTCGCAGCCTGTTCATTGCCATAACGTCTAGCTGTGGCAGCGCGCTCACTCAGATATTTAATATCGTCATTCAGCATATTTACTACCTGCTTGCACGCAGCCGTTACATTTTCCTTCGTCGGTTCCTTGCCTTTAAGGTTGCCAACAATGAAATTATGTACCTCGCCGGCAGGAGTGCCAGAATCAGCCTCGTTGGTTTCCTGTGTAAAGCTCAAGCCCTTGTAACCTTTAAGCCTGCCATCGCCGCCCTGCACTGCCTCAGCAGCCTGACGAAGCGGAGATTTTATCTCGCCATGCTTAAATTCATAATCGTCTTGGTCATTAAGCATAGACTCCATATCATCCAGCTGTTCCATAACCTTGTCAAAATTTTTGGGATTTTCATCATAACCACGAATGTCATCTTCGTTTTCGACTAAATGCTGACGTACAGATTTCAAGACTTCACGCATATCATTTTCATCTTCACGCGCATCACGGAAAGCATCGGCAGCTTCAAGTGCAGCAATGTTTCCTTGCTCATTGCCCCATTCTTCCATTTTACTGGCAACATGCTGTTCAGAACGACTGTAGCCGTACTTACTACCGCTTTCAGTTCCGCCACCAGCACTGCTGCCACTACCAGAAGTGAACTGTCCGTTTTCAGCGCGCGGGTGCTTATCTTCTTCCCACTCGGCATCATAAGCACGCAGGCGTTCCAGATTAAGCTTTGTTTTATCCATGATACTAACCTCCGTAATTTTTAGTGTGTACATGTTAACTCTCATGCATAATTATTGCAAGTTATTTATTCAGATTCAGGCGGTTTATTTTGCTGAGGTTCAACACCAACAGCACCAGTAGCCTCGCCACCCATGCCGCCAAACATGCCACCCATCTCGCCAGGCGGCTCCACTGAGTCGGACGCACGCTCGATGTCCTCATCGGTGATGTTGGTCCAGACACCGGTGCGCTCGCTCTGCTGCTTCAGCTCCTTCAGGGCAGTGCGCTGAGAGATAAGACCAGCATTGTAGGCGGCCACAACATTGTCAGTGCCGCACTTAGCAAGGTCGGCGCGCTCTTTATCCGTAGGCTCTGCAACCGGGTCAAATTCAAAGTCAAAGTCGTCCGGCAGGCTGCCTAGCGTCGAGATAATGAACGGCGGGAGTACTTTGTTCAGGATAGGACGCAGATAAGACTCCTGCTTCTCAGCTATCATGTCGTAGTAGTTCTGTAGGTCACTCTCGCCTGTAGCATTAAGACCGGAGGGCGAGCGCCCGAACAGACGCGTCACAGGAATCTCAGCAGCGCCGCTGATGTCCATAATAAACTGCTGATAGCAATCAGCAAGGCCGCCGAAAGTGTACTGGTGCGTTTCCAGACCATCTGCAGCATCCATGACCTGCATACCCATATTGTTCAGCAGCATGTTCTGAGCTTCCAGCGTTCGCAGCAGCTCAGCCTGCGACTCGTTGTCCGTTGACGCCAGAAGCTGACCTAAGTCCTGCATCTTTAGCACGCGGATGTTCGCCATGAAGGTCAACTGCGCAATGTTCCAGCTCACGTTATCACGCTTACGCAGCTCATCAAAAACAGACTCGACCACAGACGCGCCCCACTGCATCTCTGCTATTTCCTCCCAAAACGGAAGCGTATTGCCAGTGAAGCGAACTACCCTGCTATGATGAATTTTTACAGAACCACCACCTGCAGGATCAGTCACAGTGTAATACTTTGGAAAACCGTAATCAGGATCAGAAATATCTTCGATGAGTTCGCTGGATGGGTTAACTCCGTTCCACCGGTCGAAAATGAGCAGCCCTGCGAAGTCCCCAGGCATTATCCAGTCAAGCTGCAGCGACTGACTAAGGTCGTAGCCTTGATGTTTGACCAGCATCACGCCTAAAGCGCCACCATAGAGCCTGCCCCACTGCATGCCACGCTTAAGCTTGTCGATGAGCTGAGTGCGTCGCAGAGTAAGACTGAGCCGCTTCTCTACATCGGGGTCCAGACCGCTGGTAATCGTTATCCAGTTTTTGAGCATATCCGCCGGGATAACGTCGATGATGCGACGGACAATCCAGCTCTCACGGTAGAGAGCATTCAAAGTATTGAAATCACGCGACATGCGCTGCAGACTGTACTCCGTGCCTTCCAACAGGTTCGGAGTGCCAGCCCCCAAACGAGCCAGTAAGTTACTAAAAGCGTCGAGCGCCCTGCTGCGTATTGGCTGCGGCTCAGGAGCTTTGTCCAGGGCGCGCCTGCGTTTTCTTTTAGACATTTGCTATCCTCCTTGGCCTGATGACTGTTGACACATAGTAGCGCACCGCATCAGGCGCATGGTCAGCTACTTTAATAGGCTTCTCCTTGCCAGACTGCTGCAGAGCCTTGTCGTCCCAACAATAGGACTGCATCTCCTTCAGCGTGTGCACTAAGCCACAATAAAAATGGATGCGGCGACGGGTTAGCAGCGTGTTCACCTTGCGGATGCCCTCAATGACATCATTGTCGGCGTTGATTGTTTCCACCGTCTCCTTTGCACGCAGCCCACGGTTACGCAGCTCAATTTTAAAGCTTGCTGCAGATGGATCTATGACCACATTTGTCGGCCACAGCTCCACGCCACGCACGAACTCAAGCAGGTCGTCGGCGTATTGGCTGTTGTCCTTCTCCTTTTCCTCGGCGCGGCTGTCCCAATAATACTCGCGGATAAACCACAGGTCGCGCCCATCATCGAGCACGTCCAGATACACCATCGGGTTCACGGTGCCATAGTCAATCGTAATGGAGCGGCGCATGATGTGCAGATTTTTAAGCAGATACTCCAGCTGATCATCACCAAAGAGCAGCTCATCACTCCACGCATCACGGTAGATAGCGCCCTGCGCCATTACCCACTCGCCTAAAATGAAGCGGCGATAGAACACACCGGAATACATCGTCCGGTAACGTTCACGCACCTCGTCGGATAGCGACGGATTGTCGTCCATCAGGAAATGGATATGCAGCAAGCGCTTCTCGTCGCACCTCTCGATCCATCGCAGCAAGAACCAGTGCATCGGTGAATCCGGGTTGCAGTTAAACCACAGCTTAGCGCCCGGAACAGAGCAGCGGCCAGATGCCTGATTTACAAATGATTCAGGCATGAGCGCAACCTCGTCGCAAAACAGACCAGCCAAAGTAATACCTTGAATAAGGTCCTGCGAGGACTCGTCGCGGCCGCCGAACACGTAGAAGTAATTCAGCTTCATCGTGCTACCTTGCTTGCGAGCTATCACGATAAGGTTCTCCGTGCGTGATTCTTCCACCTGATAGCCACGCACCAGCAGTACAGGCTTGAGCCATTTCCAGACGTTACGCCGGAAGCTGCCTACGGTTTTACCGCACATAGCAAAATTCTGGCCATCGTAGCTGTCCATAGCCCAAATAACAAAAGAGACGGCCATCGCTACCGTTTTACCAGCACGGATGGAGCCGTCGGCTATGATGCCATTGTAATCGTGGTAGGGAGAGTCCTCACACCACCACGTTAAAATTTGCATTTGCTTTTTACTAAACTCATAGAACTTGATAACAGGTTTGATAATACTGCGCAGCCTGCCAACGATGCCCATTATTTCCACACATCCTTTGCACTGCGTTTGATTGCGTCGGTAAAGCCATCGTCCTCATATTGGGACTGCTCTTCGGCATCCTTAAGAATTTTCTGCCCTGCAGTGTCACGCAAGAACGTCGCCGCCTTGGTATTGCCCTGCATGGCAAGAACCACCTGACCTAGCAACACAGCCTGCTCAACGGTTACATTGATTTTACCGTTCAGCAGATTAATTTTGCCGTTCGGCCCCATCAGGTCACCCAGGCACTCAACATTCTTCAGCTCGCCACGTTTGAGCGGCATCTGCAGCAGGTCGTCAAGAACCTCACGCATAGCACGTTTGCGGCGGCGAGCTTCACCAGACGCGCGACCGCCAGCAGCACCTTTTCTCCTCGCTTCGTCCTCGCTTCGCACAGGATTCAGGTTCTGCGGATTAAGAGCCACCGATTACCTCGGCCTTCCTGCCGGTGAGAGCCTCCCAACGCTTAACGATGACATCGCAGTACACAGGATCAAGCTCCATGCTGTAGCATTGGCGGTTGATTTGTTCACAGGCAATGAGCGTGGAGCCGGAGCCACCAAACAAATCAAGCACAGCATCACCTTGCTGGCAGCTGTTCTTGATGCACTTAGCACAGAGGGCAATCGGCTTCATGGTGGGATGCTCGGCGTTGCGCGTGGGCTTGTCAACATGGATTACACTGTTGACCTCTTCCGTATCCACAGCCTCCACGTTGTCGGCACGCAGGCAGACGGTCTTTAGCCCGATGCTGATGTGGATAAGCTGATGCCCATCGGCATCGTAGCCAACCTCCACCGGATAGTTGTCCGGGATAACCGTCGACAGTTTGCGCCCGCCAAAAAAGCGGTGCTTTGCGCCAGGCTTCCAGCCATAAAGGATGGGCTCATGCTGCCATTGGTAGTCCTGCCGTCCCAGCGTAAATGTGTTCTTGCACCAGACAAGGTCCTGCTTAAGCAGCAGACCGGCATCGACAATAGCCTGCCGGAATTCGACAGCACTGCGACTAGCGTAGCAAACGTAAAAGGACGCGCCAGGCTTCATCGCTGCAAAATAATTATCAAACACTGCATCTAAAAAGTTCTTGAATTCAGCCTCACTCATCGAGTCGTTTTTAATTGTGAGCTTGTCTTTTGTGCCGCCTTGGTAAGCGACATTATAGGGAGGATCGGTAAACACCATGTCAACCATTTGCCCCCCCAATAAACGTGCTACATCAGTACGATTTGTTGAATCGCCACATAATAAGCGATGGTTCCCGAGCTGGTACAGCGTGCCCGGCGTAGTTACAGGATTCTTAGCAGCTTCCTCATGCGCTGCATCCACATCAAAAGCATCCTCCTCCGGTTCAGGCTCCGGCATATCAAAACCAAAGTCACCCATGTCTATACCTTTGATATCAAGCAGCTCGCTGTTGAGCATATCCATGTCCCAGCTTGCAAACTCGGCGGTTTTATTATCCGCCAGCCTGAACGCCTTAATCTGCTCGGGAGTAAGATCATCCGCCATCACGCACGGCACAGTCTTCATCTTAAGTCGTTTAGCGGCACGCAAGCGGGTGTGCCCACACACGATAACATTATTCTTGTCGATAACAATAGGCTGCTTCCAGCCGAACTCCTTCAGGGATTCCATAACCGGCTTCACGGCTGCATCGTTGCGCCGTGGATTGTTTTTATACGGGACCACATCGCCGATAGGCATATCAATGATTTTCATAATTACCTCCGGAAACAGAAAAACCCCGAGCCATTAAGCTCGAGGTTTACATTAGTGATTTTTTCGATAGTAAGTTATTCTGGTTGCTTGTAGCTACCCATCCAGTCGCTAAGTATTTTTGATGCTTCATCATGACTCAAATCAAATTCACGCATGAGATACGGTGCAGCACCAAACATATTCGTTACTCCAGACTGACGCAGCTCTTCTAAATAATCGTAATAAATCTGTTTTTCCATAACATAATCACAACCTTTCACTTGATTGTTGTTATGTTAACTCTAATACTTAAAACATTCAAGTCATTTATTTAACATTAACGGTCTTTTCTAAATTTGCATCTTAACGAGCCATCTTCAATACCATCAGGCTTGCTGGTTGCCCATTGATCATCACCATCGCTCAATGGATACTTGTCACAGATGCAACGGCTATAAGCAGCTGTTGCAGGCTTACCGGAATAAACGCATTCCTTACACTGCTCGTATCCAGCATTATGAGTATTATCACTCAACAATTCGTCTGCATGACGTTCATATAATCCCATGATTTTTACCTACACTTTCTGCATATTAGAACCAACAACCTCAAGATCAATAAAGAAACCACCGTGAGGATTTTCTTCTATTTTCGCAACCCGAAACTGCGTGCCGCGCTGCAAAATCATTTCATTTTCTTTTTTGAAAGCAGAAAAATTCGGAGCGTAAGCCATTTTAGTTCCTGCTGGAGCATAAATGTTAAACATAACAGGTTTATCGTCAAACCCTGTACCTTTTGCGGCACCGCAAGACATGAAACCATGCTCCGTGACTTTTGTACCTAAAATTTCAGCTTTCAGCTCATCAAGAGAGTAGTCTTTTAGTGGCTTACTAAGATTCAAAAACTTATCCATGCCTTTATAATTACAACCGCGCTGCAACCAAACATCCTCATCAAAAGCACTACGGTCAATGTAGTTGGTCATATTTGTGATTAGGTCTCTAGCTTCGCCAGGTTTTAAATTACCATAACCATTACTACCAATATTCTCAAAGTCAATACTCCCTACACCTTTATATTTGCCGGTTCCATATTCAATCCCACGCAGTGGTTCGTTGAACTTAGAATACGATGATGTATACTCTCTAATAGCTTCTCGCTCTTCTTGGTTAGCATTAGCCCAGACATCGAGAGCCTGAGTATCAAATTTCTTCTTGGATTCCTCCATAGATTCGCACCATACAGCATTATCCAAATGCGCCTTTGTGTAATTGAATTTACGGAACGGATACTTTCCCCCTTGATATGACTGCACGGACGCCTCAGTAAAGACAGCAGCTGCTTTTTGCATCAACGTTTCTTTAAGTTTCTTGACCTTAGCCTCAGATTTCCAATCAATATTAAGTGCGTCTTCTAATATATCAAGAGCTTCGTCAAGTTCTTCTTCAGAACCAATGTCCGAAATTTCATTAGGAGACGCACTCATTAATTTTTTGCCTGCATGTAGCAAAGATTCCTCACTTAGCTGATCGTTTTCCTTTAAAACCTTATCGAGGAAAGGATTAAGAATGACCTTTTCTTTATAAGTTGTTTTCGGCGCTGCATATTCTCCAGAAAAACCTTCTTGAGCACTAAAATTGCTGCCGAATTTTTTCTTATTAAACTTACTGCCAGCACCACCGTCAATCTGACCTTTTTCGTTCAGATGCACTTTTGCACCACTGATAGTACGCCAATTTTCAGGATTCGGGTCTTTCGGATAATCTTCATCCAAAATTCTCGCAGCAATAATTAAAGGTCTTATAAGCATGTTAACTCACTCCCGCGATAATTGCAAGTCATTTATTGGTGCCCGGACTACCGCTGAGGATTTGAGGTCAGAAAGGGATGTCCCGTCCCTTAGGTTACGGCTTCCGGGCATAAAAAAAGCGCCTAGCTAAAAGCCAGACGCTACATAAACAGGTGCTGCTGGTGAGATACGAACTCACGCGGGCGACGAAGGCCCCTACACGCTTCACAGCGTGCCTCTTAAACCAGACTTGAGTACAGCAGCATATAAACAAAAAAAAGAAGCATCGAATTTTATCGACACTTCTCCACGGTTTTTATTATACCATAAAAATCACCGCTTTTTCTCACGCCTTTGTGAACTCTTTGTGAATTTTCAAGAAAATAAAACCGCCCACCATCAGATGAGCGGTCGCTGAATTATTTTGCATTAAACACTACGCTATACCCAGCTTGGCGCTGCAGCTCATCCATAGCTGCCTGCTGCGTCGGCGTAAAACCCTGGTCTACAACTTCCAGACGCTCACGGAATGTCTCAGCGAAGAATTTCAGACGCTGGTCCTTGCGCTGCAGACCACCGAAATCATTCCAGAGGATATCAATCGCAACAGCCAGCACGCGATAGATAGCCTGCTCGGACACAGCCTGGCACATGCGCTCGTATTTAAAGCCTGCCACCGGCGCAGGATTGCGGCGCTTAAGTTTACGTTTGCTACTCATCAGCCTCACTCCTTCACTTGTGCAAGCCATTCCTTGTGCTTCTTGACCATGTACAACATAATCAGACCATAGACCACCATGTCGCGCAAGGATTCTTCCGTTTTGTCGGCGATACCATGGTCGTAGAGGAAAGCAATGTGCTTATTCAGATATCCCTTAGCCACATCATACATCATGTCATAGCCACCATCATGATGCTCCAGCAATGCACCGGTGCGGAAGTTCGACAGCGGATCAGCACCAGCAGAATACTGCTGCTGTTTCTCTGCGAACAAATCTCCTACGCGATTAAGTTCATCATCAATAAACGATGTAAATTCTCTAGATTCAGTCATTAGAGTCCTCCTTAACTATAAACTCAACACCTATTTCTTTCGCCGCTCCAGGCAAAGCGGCGCAGGCTTCTTCACGTGTGCGATATGTCCATCCTTTGTCTGCTAAAAGAATTTCAGCAGGATAATCTTCCCACTCTCTCGGTACAACTACCCAAATACCATCTTTTAAGCCAAAAGTCCAATACTTCTGACGATAAGCAGGCTTCCACGGCAGTTTAACAATTTTTGCCTTACCAGTCAACAAATCAACAAAATTACACGAAGCAAGAGTCACCCATATACGGTCATCCTCAGCATAGTCAAAACGTTCCATTTCGAGTCCGTCTACACCGATTCGGAAAACCAGGTCAGAGCTCATGCCCTCGATTTTAAATTTTTCGTACATCTCTACATCCAGCATCTTAGCGATTTCGGGGAGAAGATTTTTACTCATCTTTAATCACCTCCACGCCGCCACGCAGCAAAGCAAGAAAAATACGCATCTGCATGAGCTGATTAGTAATGCTTGACCAATGACAGCACTGGCTTGGACGGTACTCCAAATCATCAGCACTGAAACGGTACTGTGCCGGATACGCTCCGCCACGCTTAGGTTTGAGCTTAAACTCCTTGCCAACAGGGATATGCAATTTTTCAGCAATCACAGGATACAAACTAATCATAATATCGGCGTCACCTCTTCCCTGCAACTCAACCACACCGCTTCATCAGCGTGTATTTTCTCTTTAACGAAATTCACAGCACGCACTTTAGCTTCTAGCTCGGTTGTGCCATGAATAGTTATCTTTGCGATAACCTCGACTTCATAGAGTTTCATTTTCTTCAATCTCCTTTAACCTTTCGCCTATCGCCCTAGCAACATTCACGGTCACGCAGTTCCCCGCTTGCTTATATAGCTGCGTATCGCTTATGCCGGCGGCTTTCGCTTTGTCAAAATATTCATCGGGAAAACCTTGTAAACGCCAGCACTCATGCGGAGTTAATCGGCGGATACGTATATTTTTATCAAGCAGCGCTACGCCGTGTCTGTCCTGCGCAGTCAAAGTAAAACTAGGCTCGCCCGGCTCTTTTATTCGTCTGCCGTTCTGCCGTTTCTCTCCTCGGTCTGGCGTTAACACTGCGCAACAGGTCTGCTTACGTGTTAAATTGTCTCTGCAACCAGTGTCAATGGTCGGAGTTACATCAATCTGCTTTTGCAGTTTCTGTCCTCTGATACTCATGCAGACAACAGCGTTGCAGGCATGCCTGCTAATGCCTTTATAATCACGTGCAGCACACGTTGACGCTATACCTGTTTTATTTTCGGCAATTTTTAAGCCACACACACCGCCTGTTGAGCCATACGGCTTCAGTACTTTAACAACATACAAGCCTGTTTTACCGCCCAGTCCACCGCTTTCGGCCCTTAGCGTTCTTGCTAATCCACTTCCGTCATAGATTCTTTGACCATCGGCAACGCCCTGTGTTATCTCCTTGAGTTCGCAAGTATTCTCGCCGTCTGTTGGTCGGATAGGAAATACTTCTCGTCCACGGATGTTTCCAAGATGTCCGACAATGAACACGCGCTCCCTGTTTTGGGGAACACCGTAGTCTTTGCTGTTGAGAGTGTCCCATTGGAGAGAATACCCGTGCCCCCCCACTTCACACAGCAGCCGCGCGAAATCAAATCCGTTTCCAATGCTAAGTAAATTTTTAACATTTTCAACGAGTAGCCATCGGGGTCTATCTTCTTTCCTGCGTCCGGCAAGCAGTCGCATAATTTCGTAAAACAATCCGCTTCGCTCACCTTCTTGCAGGCCTTTTTGCTTGCCTGCGACGCTGATGTCTTGGCATGGGAAACCGAAGCACCAAAGGTCTGCGTCGGGTACGTCATAAGGCTTAGTTGCTCGAACATCATGCGATTCCCACTCTCCTTCCGTATCGTACATAGCTTTATACGCCGTCCTGGCGTACTTATCAAACTCACAGAAGCCGACGCATTTATGCCCGGCTTGCTCTAAGCCTAAGCGAATACCGCCGATTCCTGCGAAAAAATCTACGAATCTCACATCAACGCCTCCGCTCCATATAACATCAACGCCAGCTGCCGCACCAGGCGCGTACGCCTGCGCTGGATGGTCGAGAGCGACACACCTTCACGCAGCGCAATATCATCCAAAGGCACGCAGAAAAAATACGCCTGACGGATGATATCAACAGCGTCTGTACCCTCGCTGATTTCCAGCCGGTCAAGGATGCGGTTGATTTTAGCAACTTCCGCCTGATCACGCGCCAGCTTAACTTCTACAGCCATAATGCGTGCCTGCTGCTTCTCTTCGGGCGTCAGGCGAGAACTTGCGCCGCCCCAGCAGGTAATGTCTTTAGATTTTTCCGTAACACGCTCCGCCTTCAGGTCGCGGATATCAAGCTTGTACTGCTCAATGTTCGCGCGCAGCGTCGAGTAAGCATACAGCCGTGCTTCCGTCGCCTTGTAGCAATCCTGCGGCTTAGGCTGGCTATTTAAGGCAGCCAGCGTTGCCACAACAGTATCATGTATCAGTTTTTTGTTGTCCACCTGCGCCACCTCCTATGTGTAAAAATAAATTCAGTAGCAGCTCAGAGTGGGGAGCAAGCAGCTCCCTCGCCTCCTGCTGAGTCACTGTCGCCTCGTTAGCCATGACCAGACGCAAGCCAAAGCGTGCACTAGGCAGCAGCTCCGCCCCGGCAAAGCGTAGGCCGATGAGCTTAACATACAGCTTTTGATCATGGCGGGCAGCGCTTGGTAGCAGCTGCCCCCAGAACTCGCTGTCGGCACAATCAGGCCACGGATCACTTACCACGCTGCCTAAGCTTAACCAACCAGCCATGGATATACTCCCCCATCTTCTGACGCAGGTCGTCCGTCATCTCGCAAATCGCCAGCGCCTCCTCGGAGCTGCGTGCGATACCGGCATTGGCACCCGCCGCCAACATCGCCAACAGGAACACGCACTGCTGCAGCGTCGGCTTGCCTTTCGGTGTTTTCACCTCAATAAACAGCGCCCGGCCAGAAGGATAACATACACCCGACAAATCGCTATAACCTTGCGGCGGCCCGCTCTTGAACCAGCGGGCGCGCTTATTCTCAAATTCCAGCGTTTCCTGCGTCGGCTGCTCACGGTATAAATATCCTTCTCCAACGTTAATGCGGAAAACCTTATGACCTGCTGCCGTCACTGCGATTTCTATTTCTTTCATAATTCGAGTTTCCGATTTATTCAAACTTTAACCTCCTGTATTCATCCTGACGCAACAGGCGGATAGCTGCACTGCGGTACCGTTCCGGTACTGCAAGCCCCAGCTGCACCGCTTTGTGCAGCGACCAGGCAAACTTAAAAATCTTGCCATCAGCACGTTTGTGCGTCGAGCGGAACAGCTCCAGCTGCGCCCATGACTTACACTCGATGTGTTTACTATACGGCATGCGCGCGACTTCCTGCAGGATGATGTCCTCCACGACCTCCGGACCTTCGCGCTCTTCCTTCTCCCATACGTAATGACAGAGAGGGCACTCGGTGACCGCTGACTTGACCACGGCAAAGCAATTCGGGCACTGCTTAACGCTGAGCTCCTGCTTTTTCTTCTTGGCTTTGCTTTCCAGCGACCACTCTCGCACATCATCCGGCAGACCGTGCCGGGTGAAATTGCCAACATGGTCCAGGATCAGCGCGACCTTATCCGGATTGTTGGGATTGGTACGCATCGACCTCATCGACTGCTGGATGTGCAGCGTGAGCGACTTGGTAGGCCGCATCAGCACCACGCAATCGCAGTCAGGCACGTCGAAGCCCTCGCCAAACAAATCGACATTGCAAAGGACCGTGACCTCACCGCGACGGAACCCCTCTACGGCGGCCTGTCTTTGCGCCTGCGGCGTTATTCCGTCAAGGTGCATAGCATTTATCCCCTGCTCCCTAAAAGCGGCCGCTGTGCCCTCGCTGGTGGCGATAGACGAGCAGTACACGATGGTCTGCTTTCCCTTGGCCAGCTGCAGCCAGTTTTCAACAGCACTGCCAAAGATGGCACGCTTATTCATAAGCGCTTCAATCTCAGCCTTGTCGTAGTCGCCGCGTTTAGTATGCAGCTTACTGGCATCCGCCAGCTGAACGCCGTAGTATTTGTACGGTGCCAGGTAACGGTTCTGGATGAGCCACTCCGTGCTCACTGATTCGATAAGCTCTTCAAAGACCGCTCCCAGACCGCCCTCGTTCATGCGCTGCGGGGTAGCCGTGAACCCTAAGACGACAGCGCCCGGAAAATGCTGCAGGATGGACAAATAGCTCTGCGACAGTATGTGGTGCGCCTCGTCAACCAGAATCAGCTTCGGCTCCGGAGTCTTTGCCAACCTGCGACAGACCGTCTGTACCATGCCTACGGTACAAAGCGAGAAGTCTACGCCGCACGCCGTGAAGGTATTGGTAATCTGCTGGCACAACTCTTTGCGGTGGACCACAAACAGCACTCTGTTGCCGCGTGCCGTGGCGCTGGCGGCGATGTTGCCCTGGATAACGGACTTGCCACCGCCACAGCCCAACACTGCACACACGCTGTGCCGCCCCTGACCGATTGCCCTGCGGATATTATCCACCAGCTCCTGCTGGTAGGGACGCAGCGGAATCATTTTACCGTCGGCTCCCACTTGTCGCAGCCATCGCAATGGTCGCAGGCGCTGGTATCGCGATTAGCGCAGTCATTGCACATAGGATCACGCACCTGCAGGGGACGGTGACAGTCCTGTGGAATGGCTTTAACGTCGACAGTTGCTTCATCAGCCTCAGCCTCCTGCTCCGCGAACATGTCCTGCTCGCCGCCGCAAGGCTTCAGGACGAACTCCCCGAGGTCTTCGTCGTATTCCAGATACGTGTTAGGCAGGGAGACAGCACCGGCATTCTCCAGCTTCTCCGTGTAATTGGCGGTAACCTTGTGCTTGAACAGCGGTACAGAAATGTCCTTACCCATTGTCTCAGAATAGGTTTCGGTCAAGCTGACGGACAGCTTCATGCTGATAGAGCCATCAGCGATACGCCCAGCAAAGAGCTTCTCCAGCAGCTGCTGCAGGAGCTCATCAAAATCGGCCTTCATGCCCTTAAAGGTGTCAGACTCCAGATTCAACATCAGATATTGCTTATTCATGGTTAGCCTCCTGCTGCAGATACATGCGGATATACGCGTTGATTTTCAGAAGATTGTCAGGATCACCAGATGCAGCAAAGTCATCGACCAGCGCATTCAGCATTGCGGACAGCTTAGTGTTCTGGCTCACTACATGCTGCGGCTCGCTTTGGAGCGGGCGATTGTGATAGCTATAACGCATTGCATCAACAGTAGACTCCGATACCGTGAGGATAGCGCAACGCGGGTACTGCATGGTTGCAGCTTCTTCTACTTCATCCAGGTGGTTCGCCAGCAAGTTAATATACGCTTCCGCGTCTTCTATCTTGGCACTGGAATAGAAGCAAGGCTCGTCGCAATAACCGATGCATTCTGCTACGACATTAAAATCGCCACCATAACATTTGATTCTTAAGCCACTGATATTCTTGGAGTTTACATAATCTCCGCTTTTAGTTTTGATATACATTTACATTCCTCCTAACTTCTGCAGCGCCCATACAGCACCGCAACCAACTAATACCGTCAGGCTCACTATCCACACAATGCTGATCAGCACTGCAAACACCAGACAGATTTTACTTAACATCACATTTCACCCCATTGACCTTGCATGCAAGCTGAGCAAGATAAACAGCAGCTTTGACAAAAGCCTGTGCCACCATCATACAGCAGCACCCCACCGCCATAACCAGCCCTGCAATAAAGTCACGTAACATAGTACTCAAAATTTTAAATAACATCGTTTCCCTCCTTTAGCTGCAGTTTTACGTAAGCCAGCTGACGTTTTGACTTACATTCAAAAACCCTACAAACCGCATGGTTAAGGCTTTTTTTGTTTTTGGCTTACAGGCTTACATTTTTTTGAAAGGATATCGATATATATTATTATTATTTCCGCTCTAATCTAAAACGGGAAACTCCATACGTATATATCTAATTATGTAAGTCATGTAATTATGTAAGCCAAACGTTTAAAACCCGCATGGTTGAGCCATTTTTTTGGCTTACATTTGGCTTACATAGCTTACGCCTTGACGTAAAGAGCAACATAGTTTGCTCTCGTGTTGTGTAACCGGTAAACATTGGAGAATCGTCCCTGCGTCGTTTTCAGTAAATGACCGCTCTCCGCCCATTTTTTCTTAAGCGCTGAGAAGTCGAAGCCATTCTTTTCTAACTCCTGCTCCAGGACCGTCTTGTTGATCATGATAACACCATTATTCTTGCGTCTACCCCAGTAGGCATAACCAGCATAATCATCAAGCTCGGTATCGAACTTGTCAGCGTTGGCGCCGATAACATCGACAATAATATTCCAGGCCCGCTCGCTCACATCAACCTCAGCCTTGCTCTTAACGAAACCAACTATATCCTCCGGCGACAGCACATCGCCAGGAGTACCAAAGATAGCCTTACTCGCAATCGCATCCGCCTGCAGCATGAGCGCCATCGCCATGGCCTGCTTCTCGGTGGTGTCCGTGACCTCCAGCACCAACCGCATAATCTCATTGTACTCAGCCGCAAGATTCTTCCCTTCCAGTGCTTCGATAAACGCCCTGCCTGCACAGCCAAAGTGCTGCGTGATAAAATTAACCACAGCATTGCCGTTTTTAATTATCTGCTGGTCGCACTCTACCTCGACGACGCGGTTTTTTACACCGCCGCCGGACTGAGACTTCGTGCACGGTTCTTCACCGGTAAAAACAAAGCTGTTCAGCCAGGACTTCTGCCGCTGGAAGGTCGCATTCGTCATGCGTCCGCGGTCAAGACCTTCAGTGACACGCATGATCAACGTATCATAATTCTCAAATCTTGACTTGATTGTCTGCAGCTCGTCACCAAAAAACGGCAGGTTACGCAGGATAGACGCCGTACTCATCATAGAGTTGACCGTCATATTCATGGTCCGCACCAGCTTGCCCATGCCCGGATTACCCCAGACAGACGCAGCCACCATCATGGCTACAGTCTTACCGCTGCCGGTGCCACCCCAAAGGTGCAAAACAAATGGCAGCGCGGACACGCGCTCGACCAGCACGCTCGCAAAGCTTGCAGCCAGGATCAGGCGCATGTACAGGTTCTGCCGGAGCGGTGCGACGTAGGCCGCCCATTCCTCCAGCGTGCCTTTACTTGAGACTGCCTGCACCAGAGATTTATACTGATCCTCACAGTCCAGCTTAACCTCATCCGTGTACGGCACAAAGCCTGCATCGGACCAGCCCATGTGGTCAATTGACTTCACCCGCGGCAGGATGTCCGGGTTCATAGCGATGACCTCTGCCAGATACTTTACCAGCAGACCAGCGTTGTCGCTGTTGACTTCAACGCCATTGTCTGCCAGCAGAATTATTTTGTTTTTGTTGGCCAACACAGAACGCGGGACCACCACGCTCTGCCAGCCGCCATTTTTAAAATACGCAAGCCGGATTTTTTCCGTTTCGTCCTCCACATTCACCAGCAGCTCCGTCGGCATTATGGGGATGGGGCTCGCGTATTCATTTTTATATTCTGTTCCGACCTGTACCGCTCGATACACGCCATTAATTGATGTGTTCCAATTGCCACACCGCAAGGCAAACAGCTGCTGCGGGAATTTGGTCAGATTATCCGACCTTATACCCTTAGCTGCCTGCTGCTGCAGGTACGCCTTCCAGCACGCCTCAAACTCCCTCTTGCAACACAGCTCCCCGGCACGGAACCGTGCCATGGAAAGCACCTGCTGACGCTTGGACGGCTCTGTGAGCGCCGCTATCGCCTCCAGAAGCGCCTCATCGATAAGGCTGAACCTGTCGCACCCCTCAAAGAATTCTCGATCCAGAGAGAGCACTACAGGCCACTCGTAGGCTTCGATAGCTTCGGCTGTGCCACCGGCAGCAAAGTAATCTGCAATATCACCTTTTGTCGGGCACTCAGGCCACAGCTTTGTGATGTCCATGACCTTTGCGCCTTGCCAGGCTGCAGCATAATCGGTGCCCTTCTCGTCGTTGTCCGGGATGACGATGCGCTCCGGATATGATTCCAGAAGCGCCTTGTCCGTCGCGCTGAGCTTAATTGCCTTCTGTGCTCCGGTATTGCTAGTAGTTGCCAGCAGTCCGTGCTGCGTCATGGCGTCGGCGCATTTCTCGCCCTCGACGATGTACAACTTTGTGCTCCGATGTTGTGCTAGTAAATCTAAGTTATATAAGTTGTTACATCCTTCAGGCTTGGTATACACCGTGCGCCCTTCGGCATTGATATAAGCAAAGCTGAAAACCTTGTGCCCATCGGCCCACTTGCGGCGGCGCTTGTAGTAAGCTTCAGTGCCGTCCGGGTTCCTGTAGACATGGCGGTAATCCTCAACAGGTTTTGTCGTCTTGTAATCTACAGGCTCCGGCTCGGCAGGCTTGGCTCCCAAACGGCGGAACTCTCGCAGGATGTCCGCACCGGGAGCGTTGCACTTCTGGCAATATACCAGAAGTGTGCCGCCCTTTTCATCTATGTGCAGATGATCTGCCTTACCGCACAAGGGACAGGTAGCGGTAACATGTCCGCCCGGCTTTGTTTTTACACCGGTTAAAAAGGGACGGATATCGTCAAGATGCAGCTCAGAACGGGATGTCCGCATCGTTTACACTGCTGAAAGGTGTGTAGGACGTAGGAGCTGCATTATTAGTCGGAATCTCACCTTCATATTTTTTGATAGGCGGCACCTTGAAATCGCCCTTTTGGATACGCTCTACAGAGCATACGGTGTGCACCTTAAGTCTTACGTTCAATTTGCCGTTCCAGACGTATTCTTCTTGTCCAAGTACAGCGCCGACGACCATACCACAGAACTGCTGCTCATTGCCATTAAAGTGGTCTGCTACAAAGCCAGCGTTGCCGCTCTTTTCCAGCGCCACCAGGAACGATTTGAAGAAACCCAATGCGCTATCTTTATAGCTACGGATGAAGCTGAACAGCGGAATTTTATCACCGCTGCGCTCCTTGCGCTGGCCATAATAACCAACAAACTGCTCGTTGGCCTTGTCTGCTACGCCTGCGATGTCGCAGTAAATTTTCAGGTACTGCTTGTCGGTGTGGTCCTCGACCGCGCAGATGGCCAGCACATACCCACCAGCAGGCGGCGCTGCATAACCCTCACTTACAGCCTCAACATTTCCCCAGTTAAGCTTTTTCATTTTTCTTTGCCTCCTCGTTAAATCCATAATACTCGCGGATAGCTGTATCCACGGCCTTCAGGTCATTGTCAATCTTAAGTGCGAACATCTCCATCGGTGACTTCGCGGGAGTGAAACCATCGCTCTGCGTGGTAAACCAATGCGCCTTACCGTCGGTCTCAGCCAGCAGCACGATGCTGAACAGGCCCTCTAGAGTGAGCTGATTGTCCAGCATCTTGCCCGAAGTTTTGGCTTTGATGTGACCAGTATCATCGCGCTCCGTGTGATGCAGAAGATACACGATAGTATCATCGGTCGTATGGTCGCGAATCAGCGCCAGCAAATTGTAGAAATTTAACGCACAGTCGGTAAATTTCTGATAGCCCATTTCCTTCGCGCGGTCAAACATGTTGAACGCCATGAGGTACTGCGAGTCATCGATAACATAGCAGCGCAGGTTGTTCTTCGCCAACGTCTTCTGGATGACCTGATACGTCGCATGGTTTACAACATTCAGCCGCTTCTTGAATGGCAGCGGCTTGCTTGCCACGTTGAATACGCCCAGCTCCGTCGGCTCAAAGTTGCGCAGGCTCGTGGATTTGCCGGAACCGGACGCGCCCAGGATCAATACAGGCATTCCCATAAAATCACTCCTTGTAGTTTTCTTTTAATCTTGCCATCAGCGGACACTTCGGATGCGGCTTGCTGCGCCATGGTTCCAGGCCTAAGTACCTACCATCAGCATCAGGCTTACTTAATTTGCACCAGCTACGTGTACTAATATAGCCAACCCCAACCGTTTTACACTGAGGGCAATTCTTGCATAACATAACAAATCTCATTTTAAAGTCATGTTCAGCTTCTGGATAATCTCAGCGCCCGGAACTTCAGCGCCGGCTTTGATGGCCTTCTTGATTGCCGTCTTGTCAGCATCAACAGTAACCTTGGTGCGCTTGTACTCTTCAGGAATTTCTTCCATGGACAGCACGTTGCAGATTTCCGACTTGCGCCAGCTAATCTTGCAGCGGGGAGTTTCAAACTTCTCGCCGTACAATGCACCGGCCAGATAAGCCTTGCAGCGCTCGGCTTCCTTCTTCATGATGGCTGCACGTTGACTAAGGACGTCAATCTCAGCGTAGATGGCCTCCGCATCGGCAAGCTTGTTTTTGATGTAACAAGCCAGGCCTTCGACCTTGGCATCGCGCTCCATCTGCAGAGCCTCGAATTGCTGCAGGTTCAGGATTTCGCCGTCATCGGTGTCAACCACGTGCTCTTCATCCAGCTGGATGCAGGCTTTGATTTGATCTTTAAGCTCATAGATGTTAGCCATGTTACTCAGCCTCCTTGCAAGCGCCATCTTTCGGCATACTGGAACTATCAGCAGCATTCTTTTCTGCAGCATTCTTTTCTGCGGAATCTTGCAGAGCCTTGTACATAACAGACCATTCATGAGACTGCAGCTCACGCATCTCTTTGAGCGTTGCGCCGATACGGTCAATGACATCAAGCTCCGCCTCCTGCAGGACCTCGTCTTGGTTGTCGTCATCATTCCAGCGTTCCAGCAAGGCTGCGTATTCACGCAAGCTCTGCATTTCGAGATTTAAACGCTGAATAAAAATCTGGGTTTTAGTTCTAATCATGTTTTTGCCCCTTACCTTTCTTTTTTGATTGTGGTGGATTGAAATTTTTATACATAGCCCTGCAATAAGGGCACGCATACGGTTCTTTTACAAAGCGGCTCACTATCCATTCTTGACCGCAAAACATGCAGTCCGTATAGTGAACGCCACGGTCATCGGTTCTCATTTTGTAGATGCCTCTATGGGAATGAGAACTACATCTCCCACCTGCAGGTCTCCCTGCAAGTTGCTAATCTTCTTTGTATAAAAGATGACCTCGCGGACATCGCGGCGGTCTCCTTCGCGCTGCATGGTGTCACCCACTAAATGCCAGAGGGTATCACCCTCTGCAGCCACAGCACGGACCACGTAGCGTTCTACAGGCTGAGGATGGGTGTAGTCCCATGCCTCCCATGCACAGATGGCTATAAGCAGGATAATTAAAAGCTTTTTCATACCATCCGCCTCCTAAACGACTCCATAGTGCTCAGCACCCAGAGTTTCAATATACTTTCTCAAGCCAGCTACTGGGATAACCGACTTGTTTCCGATTTTAAATACCGGAAATTTGGGATCCTGCATGAGCTTCACCATCGACGCTTTACCGATGGCAGTCAGCTCGCAGGCCTTTTCGAGAGTTACAGCGATAGGTTCCATAATTACCTCCGTTGCGTTTTATGCAACGATACGTGCAAAAAAAATTTTCCCCGCTTCTTCGCAGGTTAACTTCAAAGCGTTAGCAATTGCATACATTACATTGGTTTGAGGTTTAGTTTTGCCAGCCAACATTTTACTAATAGTATCCCGGCTAACATTCGCTGCTTTTGCAAGGTCTACAATATTTATAAACCCATTTTCAAGCATTTTTTGACGCAGTAACATTACATTAATGCCATACATTTTCTCACCACCTTTCGTTGCATTTTATGCAACTATAATACCATGACTAAAGCTATTTGTCAACGCATATTGCGCAACTTTTTTTGCAAAAAGTCGATTCCTTGTTGCATTTTGCGCAAAAGTAATTTATAATGATGTTAACGTAATTATAGGGAGATTATAGGGAGGCAAGCCATGGAAATAGGAGAAAATATAAGAAAATACCGTGAAAAACACGGATTATCTCTTACAGATTTAGCTCAAATAATTAAATCTAAAATAGGTAAATTGCCAAATAAAGCAACTTTGCAAAGGTATGAATCTGGGGATATTAAAAATATCCCCTATGATATGGTTATACTCTTGGCAGAAATTTTTAACGTTACTCCTTCCCAACTAATGGGATGGGATACCCCAGAAAAGCCTAAAAATGATATTCAAGAACTGTACAACAAACTTAGTCCTGCAGCGCAACAGCGCGCTCGTGAATATTTTGAGGATTTACTTTCAAATCCCAAAAACCTGCGGAACCAATAAAGGAGGTGTATTAATCTAATGGACAGTGAGCGACTCGAATTACTAAACGAGGACGCTCAGGTGGAATTATATCTTTTTATCTTAGGTATTCTGGCGGCAGAAGAAACTGCCGCCACCGCTTGAAACTTTCCCAGAAACAAAAAAAGTCGCCACCGAAGTGACGACAACAAAACTTTTAATCTATAAAATATTTTATCACACAACTATCACAAGGGAAAGTTTTTTAAGTAAAGAAAGTGTGAAGCAAGAGAATATTTTTACGAAAGCAGGTGACAATGTGAAAAAAATATTATTTCCTTTGCTTTTGGTAGCACTAATCCCGAGCGCTGCGCTGGCTTATACAGATGAGTATGGAATTTGGCGGCTTGATCCACCTGCAATAGAACAATTCAACGGCATTACTATTAACGGAAAAACGGCTGAGCAAACTATGAAATCAGCTAGACTTGCTCTTGTTGATAAATTAGATGCAGAAATATCTAATGCCATAGATATTTCAAATGAAGCTGTAAATAGATTCAATGCGCTTTTAGCACAAGATAAGGCAATGCGTCACATTACAGAACAGTCGCCAGCCTATACTTTATCTGATCCTTATGATTTTATAGATTTAGGTTCTTGCGTTGTGCATTGGTTAACTGAAAATGGCAAAACATTGACATGTGAGCATTACTCAAAATCAGAAATGCAAAAGCACGCTCAAATTTTCAACGAATGTAATGCCGCATGGGAAGATCTAAATACCAAACGAAATAAAGCTAACAACATGAATACTGCAGAATATGTCAACCCATTCATTAGAGATGCGGTTTTTAAGGCATTAAAGCCATTTTATGAGCAAAAGGCAGCCAACATGGCAAGCGAAATTGCACAAAGAAATTCTAGAATCAAAAGTATAACTTGCAAAAATTACGACATAGAAGTGCTAAGTCCAGGTATTATGGGCTTTTGCCGTCAAAAAAATATTTGCAGACTAGCTGCTATAAAAAATAAGAACGATATTCTGGAAATCAGCTGTGCTTGCGGGCATCCGCTCGAACAGCATGAAAAAAAAAAAAAAAAAAAAAAAAAAAAAAACCCCGCCCGTGTTCCCAGCACAGGCGGAGATGCTCTCAATCCACCACGAAAGAGAGCAAGGTGCAATGTAAATAATCCACTACAATTGCACCTCCATTATATCAAAATCGGAGGTTTTTCACAATGGCAAAGTATAAAAAACGCGCCGACGGTCGCTACGCCACCACAGTCACCTACCTCGGCAAGAAGTACTATTTTACAGCCAAAACATCTGCAGAGCTTGACCGCAAGGTGCAGGAATTCAAGATTGCCAAACGCAGCGGGACCTACAGCAGCGGCATGCTGCTCAAAGATTGGTGCGACCATTACCTGACCGTCCAGCACGCAGCCATACGCAAAAATTCCTGGGCAACGATTGAGTCCCACATCCGGGTGCACATCAAGCCGGAGCTGGGCGACTTCCCGCTCTGCAATCTGCAGCCGGCCAATATCCGTGACTTTATAGCCACACTCTCGGCAAAGCTTGCCAGTCGCACCGTTGAGCACATCTATGTAACGCTCAAGGCTCTGCTTACACAAGCAGTCATTGACGGTGTCCTCGCAAAGCATCCCATGCTACAAATCAAAAAGCCAAAGGTTACCCGCAAGCGCGAGTGGGTGGCTCTTACCCAGGCACAGGTAACAAAGCTGCTCTCCGTCATCACTGATCCCACGCACCAGCTGCTCATCAAGCTGGCAGCTACCAGCGGCATGCGGCGCAGTGAGATTCTTGGTTTGCGCTACCAGGACGTGGACCTGGAGCGGGGCACGTTTACGGTCCGCCAGACCAACCTGCGCATTAAAGGCGGCGGTGAGATTGGGGCAAGCACCAAAACAGAGGACAGCTGGCGCACTGTGAGCCTGCCTAAGGCGATTATTCCGCTCATTAAGGCACAGATAAGGACCGTCCGCCTGCAGGCCATGAGCGACGCGCTGTGGCAGCCATACGGCCTCCTTTTTCCGGGAGAGCACGGCAGACCGCTCAATCCTGATGCAATAAGCAAGCTCGTCAAACGTTACGGCAAAAAAGCAGATGAGCCAAAGGATTTCTGCCTCAACAGCCTGCGCCACACCAGCGCCTCGCTCCTGCTGCAGCACGGAGCCAGCTACAAGACGGTTCAGCAGCGCCTCGGCCACAGCACTGCCAATCTGACGCTCAACACCTACAGCCACGTAATGCCGGGCGACGATGAGCGCGCAGCGGAAACCCTGGCCAACATCATATAATAAAAAAGCCCCGCCTTGCAGCGGGGTATTTTTTATGCTCTGTTTTCCGGTACCCAGGCAATCACGGTACCTTTTTCTGCATCCACCTTCATCCGGCGACAATCAGGATACTCGCGTTCCCATTGATCAATGGACATCTCACGTGGCAGGCAACCAGCAACGCAGGCGTTCCATGCTTCGGCGAGACATGCAGCGCAAAGAGATTTCTTCAGGCCAGCCAGCTTCTGCTGGCGGACAGCAGCACTGCCAACCAAATCAACATCAGCTTCATGCCCGCAAAAATACTTCACATGTGCTTTCATAACATAGCCTCCTTATTTTTTTGTAGCTATGTTAACTCAATTTTGTAATTTATGCAAGCAGATTTTAGCATAAATACTTTTAAACTACATGCATACAATGAAAAAGACCACCCAAAAACATGAGTGGTCAACTAGTAGTCAAACGTCGCTAGTTTTTTAGTGGTCAAGGTTTCAGCGATTGCCGGAACCCGCATAAAATGGCGGAAAGGGTGGGATTCGAACCCACGGAAGGCTTGCACCTTCGCTAGTTTTCAAGACTAGAGCCTTCAACCACTCGGCCACCTTTCCATCAGAATTTTATTATACTTTAAAAACACGCTTACGTCAAGTACTTCTACCGCACCAAGCAATAAAGCC